GGCGGTCGGGATGCAGGGGCGGTCNGGACCNGAGTTGNNATGTAGAACACCTGGTTGTTGGCTGCAGCCACGGCTCCGCCGATGCCAACCACCACGCCAGTGGCTGGCTCAGCCACGATCCAGGCGTAACGCTGGCAGATTTCCAGCTCGACCTGAATGTCGCGGTGCTCAAACGGGCCGACGCTCGCGCCGACTTCCAGCTGCAGGCCGTTGACGGTGAAGCTGTCATCTGCGCCGGCGGTTCCGACGGGGGTGAAGTTCAACAAAACGGCAACCTGCGTCGCACCGACGGGTATGGACACCTGGAACGAGTAGCGGGCCATGGAAGTCGTCAGCGCCTGGGTGGTGTTCAGCGCATTGGCTTGGCCGGTCCAGGAGGTGGACAGCAGCTGTGCGGCGGTCTGGTTGGTGCCAGTTCCAGTCACGACTTGAACGCCAAGCAGCGAACCGGCGGCGCTGAAGTTGGCGCCGGCCTTAGCCCAGAACGAGAACGTGACGATCTGGCCCTGAGTGCGGTACACGTCCGCCGTCTCGACCACCTGCCCGAAGTAGATCGGTGCGGTGTTCGTGTTGGCGCTGGAGCGCTGCACCTTGCAGTCGATGGCGAAGCCGGGAACGCTGGAATCTGCGATCTGCGAGAGCAGGATCGAAGACGACGCGCTGCCGGCTGCAAACCAGCGGTCGGCGAAGTAGGTCGGGGTCGCAGCGATTGCCGCTGCAATGACGCCAGCCGTCGCCAAGCCGGCGATGTTGCGCTGCCACGGGTTGACGCTGAAATCGCCACCGTCAAGCAGGTTGCGGTAATTTGTGCTCAGCGTGCCATTGAACACGCTGCAGCCGCTGGCAATCATGTCCAGCACGTCGTTGGGCGCGACGTAAATGTAGGAATTGGCATCCGGGGTATAGCGGGTGCCGGTGTTGTGGGACTCGAACTGGCTGATGCCAGCCGGGGTCAGCATCTGAATGAGTGACATGGGGATTCCTGAAATGGTTTAGACAAGAAAAAAGCCACCCGAATGTGGCTTTGCGTTGAGCGATGCAGGCTATCCAAACAGCCGGCTTTCGCCCCTGATGATTCGACTTACTTGGTTCTGGGACAGTCCAAAGAGCTGACCAACTTCTGCTTGGCTGACATTTCCTGCCGCATACACGCTTTTGATCTCTGCAACCTGGCTGGAGGTAACCTTCGATCTTCCGTGTCGCTCTCCGAAGTTTCGGCAATCGCCTTCGCGGTGCTTTTGCCTCATGTCATCCAGATTTTGCTTCTGGGTGCCAGCCAGCAGGTGCCTCGGGTTACAGCAAGAAGGGTTATCGCATACATGCATAACAACATCGGAAGGACCAAGCGCCCCACCTGCCAGCAGGAATGCAATCCTGTGGCTTGTGGTTCGATTTCGGAGGAAATTGACAGCGCCATAGCCGGCCTTGGTTTTGGTTCCAAGCCAATTCCAGCACTGGTTTTCTTCGCCAATTTCGATGGTCATCCAAAACCTGAACTCTCGACCGAGTAGGAACAGGTCTTTTTCTCCGATGGTCATATGTAGCCCTTTCTGAAGGCTACATGGTATCCATTAGTCCGTATGTAAACAATCAGCCGTTCGCAATGTTGGTAATAATTCCCATCGCAAACGGTGCGTACACCGCCAGGACTTCTTCGCAATATACGCCGTATTCCCGGGCGCGGGTCTTGATCGGCCACTCCAGGGAGTAGTAATCAGCACGGGTCTTCATTTCCGCGACGTTCGGGGTTTCGTTGTTCTGGTACTGGGCAGGCAGTTGGCTGGACCAGCCAACGATCGTGCCAGGCGGCAGCAGCGGGTGAATCCGGATTGGGATCTTGATGCCGCCGTTCAACGCGAACGGGTTGAAGTAGTAGCTGACAACGTTACCGGCCATGATCGCGTACGGATCCTGCGGGTTGTTGTTATTCATGTGCAGCAGCGGGCCGCTGGCGCTGGTTAGGACCTTGGTCGTGATGTTCTTGATTTCCTGCGCGTTGCAGTAGATCACATCCGGCGACACCTGGTAGTTCTGCCACATAGACACCAGCATGGCGTCGATCTCGTTCACCGAACCACGGCCCGACGAGGTCAGGTAGGTGCCAGTGCCAGCGGTACCGGTTGCCAGGTTGTTCACGTAGCCGCCGCCGTTGAAGCAGCTGTACAGCAAGCCGTCATAGGCCAGGCTGTTGTTGCTGTTGTTCGCGGTGATCGCGCTGGCATTCTGTACGCCAGAAATCAGTGCGGTCAGGGTCACGCTGTTGATCGTGGTGATCGCCTGGAGCGTTTCATTGCCAGATGTGCCCACAAACCAGGCATAGCCCAGAGCGCCCGACACGTAGCCGGTGGATGCGCTGATGGTGTTCGTGCTTCCCGAGATCGCGCCAGTCGACGTGGGGGAAGATTTGGCCGAACTGCCGCCAGACTGTGCGTAGGTTTGCCCGTCAGCGCCAGTGATTGACTGGCTGGTTGCGATGCCGGTGGCGACGCTGCTGCTGCGATAGCCTTCGTACGTCAGCGCCACGGCGTAGACGTTGTAGGTACCGGCAGCGATCGAACCGCCGGTGGATGCCGACGTCACGGTAGGTGCGGCCGGAGCGGACAGCGCCATGCTGTTGTTTCCGCCCAAGATGGCGTTTTCTTCCTTCAGCATCATCTTCTGCAGGATGCGCATCACGCCCGTGGCGGCGACGTCTTCAAAGGACTTGCCGGCGTTGATTGCTTCAAAGGTGATGTTGTCTTCTTCGCCAAGCGTCTTGTAGCTGGCGGCTTTGGGGACTGCGGCGTAGCTCATGCGACCGGTGCGCTGGCCTTCCGGGACCCAGCCCATGGCGTCATAGCCAGAGCCGAGGATGGCAGAAATGACCTTCCAGTTGGTCGCGGTACCGACGCCACCGCCAACGCGAGGAATCACGTTGCGAAGGGGCGTTGCGACAGGGTACAGGTTCTTGGATGGGGCCTGCAGGTCGAACGGGACAAGGCCGGTCGAGGTGCTGACAGTTTTGCGGAGTTCTTCCGACGGGGACGACAGGGCGGCCTTGATCAGGTCAAGGGTTGCCTGGGTGACTGCTTGATTCATGGTGGCGATCTCCAAAAAAAAGGCCGCCCAAACGGACAGCCTTACGGGTGCGCGGAAACAAAAAAGCCACCCGAAGGTGGCCTGGTTAAGGTTGAAGGGCCGGCTGCGCCGGGCTTGGTTTTGGGTTGTGGTGGACCGCTGACGGTGAAGCCGGCGGGGCTGGTTTTTCTTAGAAGCGTCCGAAGGCGCCGGCTGATGCAGCGTTGCGCTTGATCAGCTCAATGGCTGCATTCGGGTTGTGAGTGCCTTCGGTCGCCGCCAAAGATGCAGGCGACGCGGCCTGGATGTCCTCACCTTTGCCTACCGCGCGCAGGGTGGTTCCAGGCATTGGCATTGGCTGCTTTTTTAGCTTGGCGATTTCTTCTGCCATGGCGGCCATGGCGGCCATCAGCTCAGCGTTCGGGGCGGTCGCTGCCTTCAGCAAGTCGCCAGCCGGGGTGGTCTTTTCCGTCGTTGGCTCGGGCTTGTTGGCTCCGGACTTGTTGCCCTCATCGTCGCCCTGCTCAGGCGGGTCGGTGGCCTTGTCATCGCCGGGGTGCGGATCTGCGCCGGCGGCAACCAAGTGGCCGGCCGCCTTTTGCAGATGTGCATGCGCGGCGTCCAGATGTTCCTGATCGGCCTTGCTGTTGCGGCTGCCGGACTTGGAAAGCACCTTCTCGACAGCGGTTTCCCAGTCTGCGACTGGTGCGGCCTTGACGGCTTCAACGATCATTTTGCCCAACTCGCCAGACGGTGCAGCCAGCGCGATCGGGTCTGGGTTGGCATCGGCCTGCTCTGGCGTCAAAGCGGCGAGCATTTCCTGGACTTCCTCGGATGCCATCGCAACAAGAGCGTCGGCCAGTTGCTTGACAGCGACCAGAATCTGGGCCGGGACGGGGCTGTTGTCGCCTTCGTACTCAGCTTCCCATTGGCAGGACTCTTGGATATAGGACAGCGAAGCAAGCAGATCGGCCAGACTGCCGACGGTGTACAACCCCTTTTTGATGTCATCGGCTCGCTTGGTCAGTTCCGCCAGATGCGGATTCTGGCCTTTGCTGGCCTTGTCGACGGGTGGCTTTTCAGGCGCAGGCTTGTCCGCCTTGGCCAGCTCGACCAGGCGCGCTGGGCTGATCGTGCCCTTGTTCAGCATATCGGCCAATTCATCAATGGCAGCGACCGCGATTACGGGCGCCTGCTTAGCGGCGGGGGCTGGCTGGGACTTGAACGCAACCTTCTCGATCACACCGTCAGCCTTGACGACGTCGAAGAACGTGGCGGTCGGGATGCAGGGGCGGTCCACCAGGGAAACCTCGTTCGGGTCGGCCGTGTAGCGCGTCAGATCGCCGTCCTGCCACTTCTTGACATACTTGCCGCCGATGCTGAAGCCGCTGTGCACGCCCTCCAGGACCTTCTCCCATTCGTTGTCGTCAACTACCTTGACGCCGACATCGATCGCCTTTTGCGCGTCGTCAAACGTCATGGAAATCACCTTGCCGGCGGCGACGTTGCTGTGCATGGAGCGAACATTGCCCAGGCTCTTGCCGTCCGTGGACTTGGCGACATCGCTTGACCAAGCCTCGAAGTAGGGCTTGCTGGTTTCGTAGTCCAGAATTTCGGACGAATGGTCCGGCACCTCCTGTGCGGCGCGGCCCCAAACCTCGCGCTTGGCGACATCGACCTTGGTGATTTGGGCAAATACGTTCATTTTTCGTTCCTCGTGGGGTTGCTTTACTGACATGGGGTCAGTCGTTGGTGGGGTCAAGCACCGGAAGCACTGCGCACCGGCACCGCGGGTGAAGCGGTGGCCCGTCGCCTCCGTCATTCGGAAATTCTTCATCAATGTCAACGACCATGCCGTCCAGGTCCTGGCAGTCGTCGCAGCACTCCGGAGCGGTCAGCCACTGCTTTTGACTGACCAGGCCGCTCGCCTTGTAGCCAGCAAGTGAGCCTTGGACGTCCGCGCGCGCCGTTTCGGTGCGGGCGATCATTTCGGCGCGGCTGTCGCTGAATGCGTAGTTGTCCTGCAGGGCGCTGGCGACCTGATCGTTGCTCCAGCCCTCTTCGCTCGCCTGCATCACCGTGTCGCGGATCATGTCGCGCGTCCCTTCGGTGATCTGCCACTGCGCATCCGGGTTTGGCACCAGCTCATCGTCGACATACTTCATGCCGACCATTTCCGCCGCGCGGTCCTGGGCGAATTGCACGGCCATTTCGTTGACTACGTGGAATGCGTCCTCAGCATCGCTTTGGCCGATCTGGATCAGCGCCGACTCGCCGCCATCCTTGGCAGCGCTTTCGAGTTGTGGCTGCACCTTCTTGACCAGGTCGATCCAATCGCTGAAGTCCAGGCCACCAATGATCTTTTCGACGTCGCGCTCGTCCAGTTCGAGAGCAGCGGAAATCTGCTCGGCGATGTCGCCAGCCTGCGTCAGAAGGAACGCCTCCAGGTCGTCTTGCAGCAGCTGCTGTATCGACAGGATCGACTGGCGGTCCGGGTCAATAGGGCTCACACCGGCTTTGGCAAGTTTTTTTTTTCGACCTTTGCGGTCGTTGCGGCGTTTGGATTCTTGTCGGGCTCTGGCTCGTTCTCGCCCTGGTGGCTGTGTTCCGCGTCAGGCGCGGTCGCGTCTGGATCAGGCTCTGGCGCAGGTTGAGCGGCCATGGCCACTTCGACCGGAGTAGCGCCGACGCCGGTGTAAATCATCAGCTTGTCGGCTCCGGGGACAGGGTCCAGACCGTCGATCGCGCGCGCTTCGTTGATCGTGATCGTTCCGTTGCGAAGCTTCTGGTCGAGGATCGTCGACTGAACTTGCGGATCCTGCTCACTTTCTTCTTGCCAAGCGAAGCACAGGTCCGTGAACCCGAAATAGCGCCAAATCACGCTGTCCATCAGATCCTTGACCCACTGCATCAGCGGAATCAGGCCCTCAGAAATCGCCGCTTCTTGGGCGTTCTGCGCGGTGGCGCGGTTCATCTGCTTGATGAAAGGCGAGGGCGGAACACTGAAAGCGAAACAACACACGCGCGCCAGCCACTCGTCATAGTCGTCTTTGAGTGCCTGCGCCTTGGTGTCGTAGGGTGACATTCCGGATGGCACAAACTTGGTGCCACGGCGCGCCGCGGTGTTCCCGGCCAGGGTCGCGTCCCACCACATCTGATAGGTCTTGATCTGCTCCATCGTCCAGGTTGCCGGCACGCTGAAGATCAGGTCGGGCGTGCTGCCAACTGTGTAGTACTGCAGCTGGCTCAACTGCCGGCGCAGACCGATGTTCACGGTCATCACGATCTGTTCCAGCGGGCTGAAGCCATAGAGCTTGTGGGTGCGCACGTTGCGCGGCGCGTAGATCAGCTCATCGCTGGTGTAGTCGACCGCTGGCACGCCCTTCAGGATCTGCTGGAAGGCTGGCTGCGGGGGCAGCGGCTGGCGGCCAAAGTCGTCGATAACGCGCTTGATCGTCGCGCCATCAATCAGTTCCAGGCTGAACAGGCCACCGCCGCGATCCATGCGCGGGTACACCGTCGCAGCGTCGATGACCAGCATGTCCTCGATGAGTGCGCGAAGCCACGGCTGCCACATCGTGCGCTTGTCCGGCATCTTCAGGAAGTCTTCGACCTGCTTGATCCGAGGATCGCCGTCGCTGTCTTGCTTCGGGTCGATAGCCTGGACGTTGAACTTGATCTTGACCAGCTGGTCCTTGCGCGTCTCTATCAACAGGCGCACCAGGTCGAAGTTGTCAGCCAGCGAGCGCAACTGGTCGAAGTTGATTGCTTCTGTACCGCGCGGCGTGTACTGGAGGTTGACGCCGACCGGGAAGTCCCATGCGCGGCCGGCAACCTGCGACTGCTGGGCGTCAATGGGCTGCATCGGGCCCATCCAGGATAAGCCGCCGTTCAGGCCGCTATCGGTCGCGCCGTTCGTGGCCGCCCGAATTTGCGCCGGCGTGATTGCCGTGCGCTGGCCGATAGCCTTTCGGATCAACTCTGCGGGCGTCATTCGGACTTCCCGAACAGCATATTCAGCAGATCGGCCTTCTCAGCCGCGTCCATGCGGGCCATGTCATAGCCAGACTTCACTGAAACCACGATGGCGCACAGGAACCAAGCGACCAAAAAGAACGGCACGGTGAGTGCCGTTTCGCATTTCAGCAGAGCTTTGATGAATTTCACAATTTCCCCATTCGCCGCAATTCGGCTTCTGCAAAGTCCACCAGACCGAAGTCCGAAGGACCTGCCAATTCGTTGAAGGCGTCGCTGGCAGCGTCCACCTGGTCGTCATGCGTTCCAGCCGGGAACATGCGCAGTTCCTCGACAAATTCGGCATTCCAGCCGCCACGCAGCATCAGCACGTTGCCGACGTTCACCTGGGCTGCCAGCGGGCTGGCCCGTGTCGTCTTGTCTCCAGTGACTGGCTTGCTGGTCGCTGGGTAACCTGCCAGCGCGCCGATGAGGCTGGCCGCTTGTGCTTTTCCGGCCTGCCCAGGGTCTTGCGGAAGCCGCACCCGGCATTCAGGTCCGTCGAGCTGCGCCGTGTTGACCAGGGTGGTCTTTACCTCGTGCGGACCGCCCTGAAATCGGTTGGAATGCGCGATCAGGTAGCGGCCATCTGGCATCCAGCCAATTTTCACGCCGGCCGTCCAGTCGCCGCCTCCTTGGGTCGCCGCAAGGTCCCAGCCGCGCACAAAGCGCGTCCCGACCGGCACCGCGTCGATGACCTGCATCGCGTCCGGCTTGAAGATCGCGCCGCCTGACGGTGCCGGCTCTTGTCGGTACTGGCCGGCAAAGACGTACGGCGATGCTTTTTCCATCAGCCGCAGCACTTCGGCCGTGTGCTTTTCCGGCCAAAGCGGCGTGCCGTCGTCATTCCAGGCGGACAGCTTCAGGTGTTCCCACTTCTCGCCATTGCCGCCACCCAGCAGCCAGCCAGCCAGATCGTTCTGGTGCAGCCGCTGCATGATCAGAATGATCGGCGTGTCCGGCGAGTTTTTCCGGCTTTCCAGCGTGTTCTGGAACCAATCAATCACGCCCTTGCGTACCGTGTCCGAGGTCGCCTCGTCCGCCTTGTGCGGATCGTCAATGATTATGCAATTTTTTACCACCAAACCAGATTCGACGGTAAAATTATGATAATCATCAACCGTCAAACAGAAGGTGGACTCATCATGGCGGACGTACTCGACGAGCACTGGTTGCCGGTTCCCGGCTATGAAGGGCTCTACTCTGTCAGCGACCACGGTCGCGTGCGCAGCGAAAGCCGCTTGATCACCAACGCAGGCAGCGGGCATTCCTACATTCAGCCCGGGAAAGTTCTCAAGCCCAGCAACGACGGCAAAGGGTACTTTAGAGTCAGTCTGTCCAGAAATGCCAAGCCGGTAATCTTCTACATCCACCAGCTGGTGATGCGAACCTTCGTCGGCAATCAGCCTGCTGGCAGCGATGTTTGCCACACTGACGGCGATTCCAGCAATAACAGGCTCGACAACATCCGGTACGACACCAGAGCAGCAAATATCGTCGACAGCCAAAACCATGGGACTTTCAGCGAGGCCGAGGTGCACCCGGTCGCAATCCTCACCAACGATCGGGCACTCGCCATCTACAACGCCATCGGCATTGCTGCTGAGGATTTGGCTGTGCGCTACGGAGTGACTGCGGCTGTCGTTAACCAAATCTGGCGCGGCGACACATGGAAGTCCGTCACTGGCGGCGCGAAAGTTATCAACGAGCGCGGAAGCAAGACTTACCTGCGGACCAAACTCACCAAGTCGCAAGCCGAATTCGCGATCGCCAACCGGGCGGCTCGCACCGGTCGCAAGGACGGTCGCGGTATCAGGCCGACCGCCGATTCCATTGGCGTGGACGCTGACGTCATCAAGGCTCTCTACGCCGCTGTGGATGCAGGGAAGTCGATCATCTACGCTGAGTGAATCAGCACGAACCCACCCACGACCTTCGGTCCAGAACTGATGGTCTGGCGTGCATTCAACACTGGCGCCGTCGTCGAATGTGACTCGCACAATCGCGTTCGGCGGATTCTCATGCCACGCCGTGACAGGACGCAAGACCATCTTTCCGGCGTAATCGAATGACCATACCTTGACCGCTATCCGTTCACGCACCATGCGATCAATCGGCAGCAGTCCGGCTTCAGTCCAGACGCGCGTCCCTACCGGGAAGCACCCGCCGAACCCCTCGCGCAGCTTCCCGGCACCAAAGCCGGTGATCGTTCCCCCGGTACCAGTGGCGTACATGACGCCGCCCGCCGTTGTCTTCCAGTGGTGCTGAGCGTCGCTGGCCAGCGCCATGTCCGGGAAAATCTCGGCATAGGCATCGTGCTGCACCAGGCTGCGCACGGCGGTGCTGTTGTTGATTGCCAGCGTGCCGGAGTAGCTGGTATGGATGAACTCAGCGTCTGGCACGTGCCCGAAGGCCCAAGCCATGAAATTGACCACCGCCAGCTCGGTCTTCGAGTACCTGGGCGGTATATTGATGATCAGCCGTTTGCACTCGCCCCGGAATACCCGCATCAGGGCATCGCAAATCATCTTGTGATGATTCGCGCGCTGCCACTTGAAGCCGCGCCGCTGCAAGAACATCCAGCGGCTGAAGAAATACAGGTCGGCCCGGGCCGTTATTGCTGCGGCCTGGCGGTCTCCGGTGTCATATTTCTTGGACAAGCTGCCTGGCGCGACGCTCATATTCTTCCAGCGGCATGAGAACCTGCAGGCCAGCACCAGGCGCGGCGTTCGACGGGGCATCGTCCAGTCCGTAGGCCTCGCGCTCCAGGCCGATCAGATGCTTGAGGGCCTCGGACAGCTTCTTGGAGTTGTCCACACGGCCCGACAGACTGATCACCTTGCGATACAGGTCGTTCAGCTTGTCGAAACCTCGGTCGTCGGGCTTGGCCATCATTTCGCCAAGCTGGTGGAACAGGTCAATGCTGCCGGTTTCCGTCTCAAGCTCGGCCAGCAGAGACATCACGAGCGCCCGGCTTCGGCTGATGTCGGTGCGGTGGGCCATGCGGACTCTGGCAATTGCCTCGGCACCGGCTTCAACAATCTGCCGCTCGGTAGCCGCTGTTTCTCTGGATACCGGCGTGGATACCAACGCTTTGGATACCAGTGCATCAGCCTTCGCCTTGATCTTCGCTGATAGATCGCGCTCCCATCCGTCCCGCTTGGCTCGCTTGTTGATTGCGCCGTGCGTTATCCCCTGGGAAGCGGCAATCTCGCGCACTGACAGGACGCCGGCCCGGTATTCGGATTCGATGCGCTCCCAGTCTGGCGCGGTCTTCCCGGCTTGCGTCATTTAGCGCCCGTTGCCTTCGCAGTCTCGGCGCCGGCCTCCACCAAGATGATGAACGTCCGGCAGGCGATGGCGATTTCGGTCAGGTTCATGACTAGAGGGAGATGGGTGAATTGAGGGAGCGGTGCCGTCAGCCGCATGAAGCAGCGTTCTTACCAACCATAGGAGCTTGCAATCGACCGCGCTGCGGCGCTAACCCGCAGCCTGACGGCACCGCGAAACGAAAAAGCCGCCAGGGCGTGAACCGTGGCGGCTTGGAATTGGCCTCAGTGTTTTGACGCTACCTGAGTCGCAGCGAGCCTTGATACAAGTTTCCCAAGACTGGCATATTTATACCACGCACGGCGGTTGCTGGAGCATTTTTGTAAGTTTCGCGTCAGATTTAATTCGGGGTGTACTAAGGTATCAGAACGCCAGCTGTGAATCTATCGGTCAATGCCGAAACGGCCCGACCGTGCAGCGAGACCCCGTAGGCGCGCATCGAGGACGCGGCATATCGAACGGCTTGCATCGTCAGACCGAATTTGCTGGCGATGTCGCTGAGGGTCACACCCTCGCGCTGCTTCGGCGTCATGAACACGTGCCATGCCACGTACAAGCAAGCATCGCCCGACAACTTCAAGATCGGCTCCAGGTACAGCGCCATCGCGCGCACGCCCGAAGCCTTGATTGCCTGGTGCCCGTAAATCGCCCTGCAGGCGCTCGCTTCGGCGTGGTGGGGCAGGTGGTTGACCATGGCCACCACCTGGGCACACTGGGCCCGGACCTCAAGCGGCGACAGGCCGGAGAAGTTCACCCGGCGTTTACCCGGCGGCGGCAGTTCGTCCCAGACGCGGTTTTGCTTCACCAACATGTCGATCACGACGGCGGTCGGACTGACCTGGCGCGCCGGCATGGAGTGGATCAGGTAGCTGACGTGCAGGGCATGGCTGGCATCCTGGAACACTGGATCATCGTTTTGCATGGTTCTCCTCGGTTGAAATTCGGTGCTTGCACCCAACACAGCCCGGGTCCACGCGGCCCGGGTCGGAGTTGGTGTACTGGCAGTCGCGGGAAAGGACGTGCTTGGCAGCCGTCATGCGCGGAACGCGGGTCTTTCCATCCATGTACCACCCGTCTTGCACCGGGTAGACCTCCCGAAACGGCGCGCGGTTGTGGCAGCCATAACTCATAGCGTCACAACCCCTTTACCCTTTGACCTAACTCTGTTTGCCGCCTTTTGAATCCACCGCTCGTATTCCGCGCGAGAAATCGACGTGCGTTGCAGATCGTGGTATTCGTAAAGCTCGCGAAACGCCTTGATGCCGTCAGCCCGCAGGACCATGGTTTGACGATCCTCGAACTGCCTGGCGCAGTCCCATAGGGCTTTTCGGCGGCTTGGCACGCTGGCAGGGCTTCGGGGCCAATGCCGCCCAAGGCCATGGTTTCGGCAATGGATTGAATGGCGTTGATGTCGCTCCATTCCTGCAAGCCGCCCTGGCCCTTCACGAATGCCTCGATTGCGGCCAAGTCCCGGATTCGGAGCTTGTCCAGCATGGCTTGCGACGTGATTGCCGCGCCTTCCACGACAAATCCGACTGGATCGGTTAACAACGGCCGGTGTTTTCGTTTGCAGTGCTTTCTCATGCCCGCTTGCTCCATTGGGTGTTGGCAGCCAGCAGGCCCGTGAACATGCCGCCAACTGGCTGAAATCTCAGTCCGGTTTTGCCGGTGCGAACCTTGCTGACCAGATGGCGGGTTATCCCCAGCCGCGCGCCGATCACGGGGCCGGTTTCGCTGCTGGAAATGATTTCCTGATACATCTCGGCGGTGATCTTTGAAAATGCCTCGGCAGATCGCCGGTTGGCCATGGTGCGGCGAATGGACTTCATGAACAGCCCGGCTTTCTGGCGTTTGGCGTGCATCACGGTCGTGGTGCTGGCGACAACACAGTCGGGATTGATGCAGAGCGGGACAAAGCATTCGGCGTAGCAGCGATATTTCGGCGGTATCGCCTTCTGGTGCTTGAGCTGCCAGACAACCCGCGCGCCGGTCTGGGGTTGCTGCACTCCGCCCTTGGACAGGTTGGGGCCCTGAATGACCGGGATCGATTGGCCGTCCTGCGTGGCGCCGCGCCAGATCCAATGCCCGGCTTCGTCAATAAAGCAGCGGCCTTTGATTTCTTGTAGGGTTTTCACTTGATCAATCCCTTGTTTTTCAGAATTACGAGTGAGCGCATGTGCCCATGGAACCAGTCCAGGTCGATTTGCTCGCGGGTGAGGCCGGCCTGGCGCGCGCCAAGCATCTGGTCATAGGCGGCATCGCACGAGGTGCACGCGTAGGCGCCGGCCAGGTCAATCGCTTTGATTGCCTTTCCCCTGCCCGCCGAGCCGTGGCGGCAGTGGCTCCAAATGGTCTTGGCCGGGTCAAAGCTGCAGATTCCTGGCAGCCTGACCTGGCAGTCTTCCCCGCGCGCGCTTTCTGTGATTTGGCTCACGGCGAGACCTCGAACAGCGCCAGCTGGGCGGCAGGAGCGCCAAGCGCCTTGCGGCGGCCGGGCCCGCGCGCGAGCGTCGACTTGCGGGTTTGCGATCGCGGTGGCGTGATGCCCATGAGCTGTGCACAAACAGGCCCCACAACATGAGAACCCACCTGAACCGTGACGCTCAACAGCTCGCGGTTACAACGGGCGCAGCGTAGGGCGCTCACAGGATTTCCCCCGTCTCCGCATCGACCACGAGTTCGCTGGGCTTCCTGGGCGCTTCCAGGCTATCGGGCGCCGGGAATTCGATGTCGTTTTCACATCCCCAGGCGAAGATGAACTCGATCAGCTCGGCGCACTCCTTGCGGGTCAGCGAACTGGTGCGCCGAAACACGATGTCCACGCCATGACCATCCAGCGCCGGCAGCATTTCGACGTGCTCGCCGCGCGCGCGAAGCCATGCGGCAGTCAGCAGGCGTTTCCACGTCTCGGTATCCCGTTTTGCGCCGGCCCATTGGAAGTTCTTGCTGATGTGACCCAGCATCGCGTGCAACATCCGGTTCTCAGCATCGCTGCGCTTTTCCTGGCGCAGTTCGATAACCATGCGCTGGCCGGCCATAAGCATTGCCTTGAGCGTTGGCCAAAGCCTATCAGTCAGCATCCGGTGGGCCATGACTGGCTCCCAGACGGACAGAATCAGGCGGTCGGTCATGCCAACCCCCATTGAATGAGAGCGCCGCGGACATACACCGCCGAATATGCGATCGACAGGACGATGAGGCCCCAGGCCTTGGACCGCACGGCGAAAACAAACCAAAATGGTTGGGCGCAAAGGCCTACCAAAGGCGCCCAGCGGTACAGATCAGGATTTCCTCCGGTGGCCATGAACATCGCAGACAGGCCGAAGAAGGCGAGGGCGAGCTGGATCATGCGACCTCCACGATCACGCCAAATTTTCCGCGTGCGCATTTCTGCTGCGCATACCTCCAGGTCACGCGCGGGTCTGCGTCATCGATGCCAAGCCATGACGCCACGCCATCGACGACATGCTTGAACGCACTCGGCAGGTTGTCATGCTCGTCGAGCGTTCCAGGCGATACGCGGGTCAGCGTCACGGTTACGGGAAGCTCTGGCGCCGCGGCTTTGGCGGCAATGAATGCGAGGCTGACGGTCCGGCGATGTAACGCCTTGCGAGTTGCGTTGGCGCGCCAGTGCTCCCGCATGTTCAGCAGGCTGACAGTCTTCAGGGGAAGTTCAATCCGGATCACGTTGCATCCCTTTCAGACAAGCCAATATCTCGGCTCGATCTGGTGCGTCGCTGTGGCGCGCTATCGCCGCCAATAAGCCGTTTTGCGCATGGCGCGAAGGCCTGACAGACGCCAAGAGCCTCGCACCGCATTGAACACATTGAGCGCGGTATAGGCCGGACAGGGGATTCAACTCGTGCGCTCGGCACGCTGGGCAGTTCATGGTGTTCCTTGACCAGATACACGCGGCAAGATTCGCTGTTGTTGATGCCATGCTTCCAGGCGATCGCGCCGCACGCCAGGGCGGCCTGAATCGCCTGTTCAACTTCGTCTTCTTTCCATCCTGTGTAATGACGGACTTCCTTGGCGGTCATCTCGCCCAGCTGCAGCAGCTTGCGCAGGTATTCGGGCTTGCCGGTGAGATTCATGCCGCCTCCGGCATCAGATCGCTGCGCAGGGCCTGCTCAGCACAGCGGAGCGTGTAGGGCTTAAGTTTTTCGCCCGATTCAAACCGTCGAATGATGATCCGCGCCCATTCGCGGCCGTCGACGCGCGGCGCGGGCTGGCGCAGGCCCTCTATGACTTTGGCCACCACCTCGGGATCTGGCTTCGGCGCTTCCAGGCGCGGGAGGTTCGGCGTTGGCGCGCGACGACAGATGGCGCGAAACTCCTGTGCTGTCGGGGGCTTGCTGTCCGGAAGGTTGTCCAACGCCCATCCGATGGATTTGCCGTCATCGGAGAATCCGTTCAGGACATCGCCCCAATCGGTTTTCACGTCGGCAATGGGCATTCCCTCCCAACGCCCCAGGAAATCACGTCCGTAGCGGATTGCGAGGCGGTCGAAAATCTTGTCGATCCAGTGTGCAGGCAGGCTCATTGGCTCAGCTCCAAAGTCGTCGGGGTGATGTCGATCACGGCTTGGCGGCGTTTGCCGCTGGCTTCCTCGTAGCGCTCACGCATTGAGCGCTGATAGGCGGTTTCGGTGGCCAGCGTGGCCGAAGGCGATGGGCGGGCGTTGCCGACCCAGGTGCGCCAGGCGGCTTGCCAATCGACCATGGTCGATCCTTTGGCCAGGTGGTAGTCGCGGAACTTAGGTAGCTCAATCTCCACGCGAAGGGCCTTCGCCTGGGCTGCGTTCAATCCTGTTTCGTTTGGCAGGAAATTCGGGTCAATGCGTGTGCGGCGCTTTGCGCGGCCAACAATATCTACTGGTGTTGGTGTTGGTGTTGGTGTTGGTAGCTCAGCGTTCGCTTGATGTTGCTGAACGTCCGTTGAGCGTTCGTTATGCTTTTCGCCATCGGATGTATGAGCGGATGTTGAGCTAACTCGTTCAGCCTTCGCTTGACGAGCCTTCACCGAAGCTGCGGCAGATGAGCGAGCCTTCGCTTGTTTATCCTGCATGTGCATGATTTCTTCGTCACACCTGGCATGCGCCCAGCCATCATTCGTCAACACAAAGAACTCATTCAGGACAGCTTCGACATCCGCCGCCATGGAACGCATTCGGATCAGCTTTGCAGTGGCCTGGATGTCAGCAGGAAGTGGAGCTTCGCGCAGGTAGTAGAGATCAAGGAGACGCCGATAGGCCAAATCCTCCATTGGCTCAAGGTGTGCGGTATGGGCCGCGTAATCTCCAACATGAAAGGGGTAATAGTTCATTCAAACCCCCTCTCGCGACGAACGGCAGCCCAATTGGTGTGGTCGGGGCCTTTTGATGCATTGCACGATCCGCAAAGTGGCTGCAAGTTATCTTTGCCGTCGCTGCCACCTTGATATATTGGAAGGATGTGATCCTTCTGAAGCATGGTGGGTGCAACTTCGCGTCCGCAGGCTACGCAACGGGAACCAAACTCGGCGATCAACGAGTTCCAATCGGCTACCGAATGTGTTCCTTTTGCCCTTGCTGCTTCGAGCCGGATGGACCGAATTCGAGAGTTAATTCGGCTAAGTTCGCGGCCGCCGACTGCAGACTGCTTGGAGGCAATTGCCCTTTCAAGCATTGACTGCCAAGGCTCGCCGATGTGGAAGGGGTAGTAATTCACGCTTCTGCGATCCCCGTGCGATCGATCTCGCCTTGCTGGTCCAAGAAGCATGTTTGCGCCAGCAGCGGCAGGCCCAGCACCTCCTGGCGCTTGCCAGTGACGTGGTCAATAGAATCGCCGCGCACCGCCAGCCTGTTCTTGGTGACCAGCGAGTTCACGCGGCCACAGACACAGCTGAGCTCCAGGCCGGTGCGCGCGGCGATCTGCTTGCGCGTGAGAAGCGTTATGGGGTCCTGGAACAGGTCCATAACGTCGCGCTCGCGCGGCTGGAGATAGTCCGCGACCGGGAGCGAGTGGTAAGCCTCAAGGCTTGTCTCGGCGACCATGGTTTTCATGCTGGCGCCCTCAGTTCACGAAACAGGCGGCGCTCGACCTCGCGCTCCTTTTTGAGGTTCTCGATTTCTTCCTGGGCCAGACGCAGGCGGCGCTCAGTCTCGGTTTCGCGCCGGCGCAAGCTGTGGAGGTCATAGCCGCGGTCATGCAGCATCCAAAGAAGCGGGGCGTCGTTGCCGCAGTAATCCATCAAGGCGACAAACTTAGGCCAGACAACGCCTTCGCCACCGGTCTTCCAGCGCGAGAGCTGCGCCTTGTCCAGCTTTAGGTCATGCTCGACCTCCTTACCTTCATAGCCGGCCGCCTTGTAGCAGAGCTCAATCGCTCCGCCTAAAGACTTCTCTCTGGCAACGTCGCTGGCCGTGATTTCGACCGGGATTGCAAGCTGCGTCATGGTCTTGGAATTTGTTGAGTGGCGTTGTGGGGCTTAACTGGACAAAATTTTTGGCATGAATGAGCCAAAACCAAATTCAAGAAAAGCCCCCAGCGCCGCGAACGACGCCGGGGTAAACGCTGTCCTGGCGAACGGAGGTAACACCAGCTTGGGCGACAGCGGGGGAGACAAGGTTTTTCATGACGCGAGCAAAACGATTGCGGCAGACATGAAGGCAAGATGGCCCAGCGCCTTCGGCCAAAGATGCGTGGCGCGCATAGCAGGGTCCATGATCTCGGCAAGCGTGAAGGCGGCGAGCAGGCCGTGCCAAAGGCAGATCAGGGCGACGAACGTAACCACGTCACAGACTCCCGGCGCGGGTGAGGTCGCCTTCCGGCATAGGATGGAAGTCCACACAACCATCACCAGAAAGCGACCTCAAAATGGCCACTTCGCCCATGCCCATATCCTCCGCCGCCAACAAGGCGGACGAGTTCATAAAGCTGATCCTTCAGAGGCCGGAGCAGCTGTTTGGGTCATTCCCTGTCCAGTCGGCAGACGAAGCTCAGAAAGCTGCGAAATCAATCGCAGCACTTCGGGCCGAACTGATAGAGCAGCTAAAGCAGCAGCCGTAGCCTTTTCGTCGCCCGCGTGGCCCAAGGTCTCCCAGCAGGCAAGGAAGACCTTCGCTGCGGCGTGGCCGAACTCGATCGGGTTCGGGCGGAAAGATAAGGCGTGGGCCTTCGCCCATTCCTCGGCGGCGATCTTGGAGATTTCTTCAAAAACTAGCATTTGGAAGCCTTATGAAACTGGACTTGGACTCACGATCCATCGAATTTCCCTGCCCGCACTGCGGCCAGAAGCTCAACGAGACGATCGGACGGTTGAAGAGCAATCCGCAACTGATCTGCACCGAGTGCGGGAAGACTTTCGGGGTCGATGCGGACGAGCTCAGAAAAGGAATCGATGCCGTCCAGAAATCTCTGGACGACTTCGGTGCGATGCTCCGCAAGCTCGGAAAGTGACTGGAGAGCTGCGTCAAGAGCGTCTAAATCGCAGTGAATCTTCAAGATTGGATGAATCACGCGAGCCCCTTTTGTTGGGCGGCCGTGGACACCTGACTAGACTGGAGGTCTCTACTCAACCAGCTGGAAAGGGCCACGGCCATGACAAAGGACACGATCTTTCTTGCGGCGGCGCAACTTGCCGCAGCTTCGTATGCGCGTTCGCAGGAATACCCGAGCGGCGAACTTCTGAGGGAGGAATTCATAAAAGCCATAAAAATGGTCGAAGAAGAATCCGAAGAATTCGGATTGCCACGTCTTTTCCGGACATCTTGGTTCGGGCTATCTCCCAAACGTCGTTAAGGACCGGGCCAAGCAGCCAGCGGCGATCAGCTTCCCATGCACTCTTGGCTTGGGCTAAGTCGCAATCCTCGGCAACGACAGGTCCAAGTGACAGGCACGACGCCTGCCGAGGCGATGAAATGGATTTCCAATACTTGGGCCACGTTTTCACAGCTCGCCGCTTTTCTCGGGCTCGCAGGATGCGTGGCGTTTGCAGTCGCGCTATGGCGCGGATGCGATATGTGCTTGCAAGCCTGGCTAGACCGAGCCGTGACGAAGCGACTGATGAACCGCTGATGGCGCGCATCTCAGGCGACCAGCAGGTAGAAGGCCCACAAGCCAATGGCGGCTGTGTAGGAGGCATTGAACAGGCGCACAAACGGGGTTTGTGCAGGCAGATTTCCAGTGAAGCCGGCCCAGAGCGCCCCGACGGTGTTGATGGCACCGACCCAAATCAGAGTCAGAAGAAGGTCATTCATTCACGCCACCTCTTTGGTCTGGGGGGTGGTGGTGGGGGCAGCACCATGCAAGAATCCGTTTTCCACGACTTCAGCCTGCATAGGTGCCCCCGTGAATATCAAGAACGTACCGGTCGAATTCACCTGCACGGAGTGCGGAAACAAGGTTTCCCATCCGTTCAGCAAGATCACGAAGCTGACGCAGCTCAAGTGCGCCCTCTGCGCCGGGCCGATGCGTGCGGACCTGTCCGCCGTCAAGGAGGCCACTCAGCGGAACGTGGACAAAGCGGAGAAGCTCATACGAGACCTCAGACGCCTCAACGAGCAGGGCTAATTCTTTGCGTTCGCTCGACATCACGCAGCCTCTTTGGTCTGGGCGAGGGCAGGGAGAGGCTGCAGGTGCGCGAGGTCGGGCCAGATGCGCCAGAAGTCGTCGCGGCGGAGCGCTTGCCGCGTCACAGCGCCATTGGTCAGCTTCTCAATCTCCCATGCGCGCTCAGGAGAGATGCCGCGCGCACCGGAAGCCATCTGAGAGAGGTACGAGATCGGTATCCCCATCGATGTAGCAAGCCGCGTTGCGTTGCCTCGGTCTGTCTGGATGTAGTGTTGAAGTTCCATATCGCTCTCGCTTTTGCGAAAGTGTACAGAGCAATTGCGAAAGTAGCAACTGCTAAAGTGGCTTCATCATGAAAAGACCAGCAGCGAAGTGCCCAATCGACGCCACGGTCATGCGGCGGCTGGACTCGCTGGAGCGCCTGATAGATGCGGAGTACGGGGGAAACGCGTCAACTTTCGAGGCACGAACCGGTATCAAGATGGCTCAGGTGAATCAGTGGTTCACCGGATACAGGGCGCTTCGTGACAAGGCTCTGAAACGTCTTGCAATGCAAACTGGGAAAGATGAAAAATGGTTTGACACAGCAAGTGGTGCTTTGACCGAGCAAGCGAACGCTCAGGACGGCAGTGCCCCACCATCAACTCAACCTGGCAACGTTGCAAGAATTGGTGCCCCGACGCTGCGTCAGGCACTCGATGTCCTGGGTGAGGCGATCAAGGCCAGCCCGAACAGAAGCAGCGCGTCACTTCAAAGCCTGCTCGCCGACTACGCCAAAGACCCGGACAACAAGACATTTGCAGAACTTCTCATTGGACTACTGGAGCCGGACAAGGCAAACGGCGGCACGGCGCAGGTGCCCCCTGTCGAGTCTTACCGTTCCGGGTGAGGTCTGCTTGAGTGCGGGAATGGGTGAATGGATCACATACATTTCGATGCGGTATGTGCAAGACTGCCATCCGTAGTCGAAGAAATCCACTTTTATGATCAAGTCAAACATAGTTTTTCATGCGAATTATCCATTATTCCGGCTATACATCATCGCCGGAATAATGGCGTATTCATTTTGTATGCCTATGGCTCGCGCTGAAATGCGGGAAGGTGATTCCGCATCTTTGCTTCAATTTATGAGCGATGCTGAGAAGATTGAAGAAAAATCTGAATTCGAAACTGAGCAAGATTATAAAAGGCGTATCGTTGATTTTATTGGTGGTAAAATATTTACAATATCCACGCCGGCAAAGGTTGATTTTTATTCGCAATATGGAAAGGTGATTTCTTATGATGCGGAGAATCGTAAGTTGTCAATTAAACTAATCGGGCAATCAGTAATTTCAAACAGCAAAGTGTTTGATTTGATTAAATATCACGAACAATTTCCGAAATTTGACTCATTAAGTTTTGCTGCTGGCAATTATTCAAAATTCAAAATTTTTGAATCCAAGCTAGAAGTAACAAAGGAGTACAATGCTCAAAATGCGTTTGGAGCTTCGTTTTTGGTTAGCGTTGCCCAGCAAAAACAATGGTCTGTTGCTTTTGCTGGGCTACATGAGGGGCCAGAGGCAAAGCCGATAGAATTCAGCCTAGAAGCGGATCCAAAAAAGGCAAAGGCAATATCGCAAAATGCATATTGGAGGCTTACCTTTAGTCCAGTATTATTGCCGGCGCAACGGAAGCTTATTTTAGATGACGGATTATATTCATCGCCCACTATAAAAAACCAGGTTGAACTTGCCGTCGAGGGCCACACAATGATGGCGCACTTAATAAGTGCTCGCTTGGTTTTGGATGATGATGTAATTGCAGCCTTTGCGCCGGTGGGGAGAAAACTCAAGTTTGGCATCACCTACTCTAAAATAGACCGTGCACCCGATGAAAATCCAAAGCAAGACGGTGGTGTGAAAATAATGTCTGTCGCGAATGATTCTCCTGCGCAAAAATGCGGATTGAATCCTGGAGATGTTATGCTTGAATTCAATGGGCGCCCTGTCAAGGATATGCTGAGCCTAATGGAAGCAATAGATGTCATCCCTCCTGGCAGTCTTTCAAAGCAGAAATTTCAACGCGGCGCTGAGCTATTGGAGTGCAATGCGCAGTTTTAAATCACCATTCGATGTGGGAGAATCGGCTGCAGGAGTGCGAGCGGGCAGGGCGATGTGTGCAATAGGAAAATATTATTTCTGCGAACTTAAGGAATTTCTATCTTGACTAATGAAATTACACCGGAAGAAATCCACAGGTTTTACAAAGAAAAAAATATTTCAAACGGTTGCCCAACATGCGGCAAAACCGAATGGATATTGGCAACCGCTCCAAATGGATGGACATGGAATATTGGCAGCGCACATTCCGATGGTGGATTGCGTGTGCCAACTCCACATCTTCCGACACTTGTTCTGATGTGCGTAAACTGTTTTACGCTTCGAACGCACTCAATGGTTGCCTTGCGCAAATGGTTCGAAGACCATCCGTCCAAGGGTGCGGCAAATGGATAACACCGTGCCTGCGAACGATCATATATATGAGTGGGCGCGGGAGAGTGCAAACAAGGTCATTGCTGGATCGGCAGTCTTGTATTCGCCAAAGCCAGAGCAACCTGATACAGTGGAAGACACCATGAGCGATGCACCTACCCGTCAAGAAGTGGACGCCAAGCTTGATACGCTCCGGGCTGACGTGCGTGCGGACGGTGCGTCGCTGCGGGCCGACTTTGAGGCGCTGAGAGGGGATGTGAAGGCTGAATTTGCATCTGTCAGAGGCGAGATGCGTTCCGAGTTTGCGTCCGTTAGGGGCGAGATGCGCGCCGAGTTTTCTGCCGTCCGGGCAGAGATGCATGAAGGCTTCGCTTCGCAGATCAAGTGGATTGTTGGAACAGCAATCGGCCTGGGCGCAGTCGGCATCACCGTCATGACATTCGTATTGAACAACGCGATTCCGAAGCCCCAGGTGGCACAAACCCAGCCCGCTGCGGTGATCTACGTTCCCTTGCCGCCAGCCCCAGTTGCTCAAACACCAGCGCCAAGCACCAAGTAGTCCGGCACCCAGCCTCTAGACGAGCCCGCCCTGAGCGGGCTTTTTTACGCCTTCGCGGGGAAGGTGCGCCGACCATTTGGCAGGCTCATTCCCGCCAGTTTCGCTCTGCTAGAAATCATCTTCCAAGAGCGCCAGCAACGCGCAAACGCCAGCAACTGACAGGATCAGCTTATTCGATGTCAGCAGCTCTGAAAGAACTTTGGAAGAAAAGCCTGACGCCCCCAGCAGCATCAACGGAAATATCGACGTCCCATTTGCAACATCCATCGCGGTCTGCCGGGAAACCTTCTTGGTCCTTTTGCGGAACGCCTTGAATGTGGCGTACAGCAAGGCGATCAACAGCGAGCCCATATCGACCCAATTTCCGTCAATCCACCCCATCAGAAAATGTGGAACAGTTTGTAGGCCAAGGCTCCGCCAGCTCCAACAGCAGCGCCCCACGGGCGAACGTCAACGTCCAAGCCGCCGAACACAACGCCGCACGCTACGGCGCCCAGCAGCCCGAAAGACAGGATGACCCGCGCAGTGCGCAGCCAAGATTTGATTTCTCTATTGCTCATGAATGCTCCTTCATTGCCGCGACTCCCGTCGTTGCTCCAGAACTGAACTCCGTATGTGGCGTTCGACCGCCGAATCTCAACGAGGTTCAAAGCGTTCGCCAGCCGTCTCAGCAGGAATTTTAAGCCTGATTGCTGCACTGCAGCGTAGGTAATAGTACCCAGAAGTCACCGCGCAGGCGTGTGCAGACGTCTGCACAACACCCACCAGCTGCCCGCCGAGGCGGCTTTTTGTTGCCCGTTCGCACTTAGGGTTTGTACGTAAGGGTTTGTTGATGGGGGAATTTTAGCCCTTTACTTTCGCAAATGCTTGTGTTTAACTTTCGCAAATGCTACAGTTGACCCCAATGCACCAACAACCCGGAGAACCAAGTGAAAGTTCAGATCAAGCATCGCTACACCGATGCAGTCCTTTTTGAAGCCGACGTGGCCGACGACACGCCCAGCGGGTTGCAGACTCGCGTGGCGCTGGAGAAGGCGACGGCGGCGAGTGCCAACCTGGGCGGTGCCAACCTGCGCGATGCCAACCTGCGCGATGCCTACCTGCGCGGTGCCAACCTGCGCGGTGCCAACCTGCGCGATGCCAACCTGGGCGGTGCCAACCTGCGCGATGCCAACCTGGGCGGTGCCAACCTGGGCGGTGCCAACCTGCGCGATGCCAACCTGGGCGGTGC